TCTGCCAGTTCTTGAAGTTTGGCTTTATTGAAATTTTGCCGAGGCTGTTTGGGATTAGGGAAAATAGCGGTTATTGCTAATTTTTTCATGAATCACCCCTTTCTCTTTCTGCCTGCCCATAGTCGCGAACGAACTGCCGGATTACATCGGCTATTGTCAGCACCTGTCGTTTGCAGGCGATTACGAAATATTTATGATCCTCTTTGTTAACATTGACATGGATTATTTTGTTTTCGCCTCCTTCCTCATGGTGGATTTTTGCGGCCCACTCCTGCGGACAAGACATATGTGATCCACCAACTTTTAAAACATATATGCCCGCAGGCGACAGGGCTACGTTGCCAAAAACCCCAGCTTGGTGCTTTGCCGGGTGCTCGTATAATCCTATTGATTTCCATTTATCTGCCATTTTCTGTCCTTTCCCGCGTGCAGGATGCGCGGCCCCCGTCGATAAGTTAATTAGTCTCACAATCTCCATAACAATAACTATGACAGACTGTGCAGTATCCTGGATGGTTTTTGCATCTCTCATCTTGTTCCATGAGGGCAATTTTTTCTGCCAACCGGACGGTTGCGACGGTTTCGGCAAGGGTGTCCCCCGCCGAATTATTTTGGGGGTGGGCAAAGCGATTAACATCACCATCAAATATCTGGTCAAACAATGGGCTCATCTCATCTCGGTTACAGCCAAGGTATTCGTAACCGTCCAAGACGAGTGCACAATATTGGGTGTTAATTTCACCGACCTCTTGGCCGTCACGCGTAAGCGTATAGTCTGCATATCCGTGGTTGGCCCTACCAGAGACGATAATATCCATCAAATTAATCGACGGATCATCATTATGGGGGTCTTGGCAGCCACAGTCACAATACAGTCGGCCCTTGATCGGGTCGGTACATCTATCCTCTTGTTTGAGGCCTCTAATCCGTCCGTATTCCTTTCTTCTTCCCTCCATTAAAGGTTTATATTAACTTCCTCATTCCTGCCGTCTCACACCCGGCAGAAGGAAGGAGTTAATTGGTTTCATCATCAAACAATAACCAATGATTGTCTAAAAATGCAGCCAAACCGTCCGAGCATTCATTGGGGTTTTCGATAGGTTTGTATAAATTTTCATTGTGCATTTCCCCTGTTTTATGTCCCCAGGACGTTCCTTCATATGGTATTGCAACAGCATAATAATTATCATCCTTATCGGTTGCAATATCAACGGTTTCAGGCAAATCATTAGGGTCATCGTCTGGGTCAACTGTTTCATCAAATGATTCTGTGGCTAATGTTTCATCAACCATGACATAGGGCTCTCCCCATCCTATAGGGGTTATTCTCATTTGATCTACTATTTTCAATTCTGATTTTTTCATTTTCTTGCCCTCCATTAAAGGTTTATGTTACCAACTGTCACAATAATATATATGCAAACAGTGTACCAATAAATTTTATCTAAATTTAACATAACGAAACATCATTAAAAATAACAATTTTCATACCTACTGTGGTAAAAAAGACACACTATTTACAATGAAACCAAAAAGCTCAATAAAAACAATAACATAACCTGTGTATTTTTTGCCTCAGTGGTGTGTTAAAAATACCACAGAAAGGCCTTGACAAGTTGAGTTAAATTAAGTATATATGAGGCATGTCAAAAGGTCGCAAGTCAATCCCCTCCAAAATCATAGATATCCGTGGTGGGACTGCCCACACGCATAAGAAACCCCGTGACCAGGAACCCCAGCCCCCAGAGAAGATACCTCGATATCCCAAAATCCTCGATAAAATAGCCAGGAAAGAATGGCGAAGGATGGCCTCTATTTTAGACAATGTAGGCTTAATGACGGAAGCGGACATGACCACACTTGCCTTGTATTGTCAACGGTTTAGCGATTGGTGTGATGCTGTAGAAAAAATGCGCGAGAGAGGGCCTGTCTGGGTTAATAAATCAGGGGAACCGAAAATAAATCCATGGTGTAGAGTAGTAAAAGAAGCTGAGGAACGCCTTATGAAAAATGCTGTCCTGCTTGGCGCGGGGGGTGCGTCAAGTCGTGTAAACCTGAAGGTGGATAAACCAAGATCGGCCAGCAAAGCTGAGAAGTTTAGAAGGAGTGAAGATGGGTCAATCTAAAGAATATAAACACCCTATCCATGTATATGCAAGGGACGTTATTTCCAGAAAGATACCTGCTAATAAATGGACGAGATTAGCATGTAAACGACATTGTATTGATAAGCCATGGATTCACAAAACACCTAAAAAGGCAATTAGAGGATTATATTTTGACCATAACGCAGCTAATAAAATAATAAATTTTTTCCGAAACTTCCTGATATTCTATGAGGGCGACTTTTCAGACCAGCCTTTTAAACTCACCCCTAACCAGAAATTTATAATTGGGTCAATCTTTGGCTGGAAGCGCAAAAAAGATGGGTTTAGGCGATTCAGGACGGCTTATATCGAGCAAGCAAAAGGTTCTGGAAAAACCCCAAGTGCTGCCGGAGTTGGGCTTTATTGCCTTGTCTTTGATTCAGAGCCAGGGGCTGAGATCTATGCGGCCGCAACCACCAGGGAGCAGGCCGGGATTACCTTCCGGGATGCCAGAACCTTTGCCGAAAAATCCGAATCACTCCGGGACCTGCTACAAATCGATAAACACAACATAGCCTATCATATCGAAAACAGCTTTTTCCGTGCAATATCCTCCGAGCATAGGGGCCTGGATGGCAAGCGGCCTCACGTTGCCCTGCTTGATGAGATCCATGAGCACCCGAATGATATGGTAGTGCGTAAGATGAGCGCCGGAACAAAAACAAGGCGTCAGGCCCTGGTGTTCGAGATAACGAATGCCGGCTACGACCGTCACTCAATTTGCTATCAACATCATGATTACAGCGAGAAAATACTCGAGGGAATCATCAAGGACGATGCCTGGTTTGGTATAATGTCCGGGCTTGATGTATGCGAGAAGTGCGCGGCGGATGGGAAAACGGTGCCCCAGGACGGCTGCCCTGATTGTGATGACTGGCGAGATGAGAAAAATTGGATCAAGGCAAATCCGAACATGCCATACCTGGGGGCCCCATTCAAAGACTACCTCCGGCGGCAGGTCGAGGAAGCAAAGGCCATGCCGATGCAGGAAAGTATTGTTAAAAGGTTGAATTTTTGCATCTGGGTCGAAGGCGAAATTATATGGATGCCTGCGGAAAAGTGGAATGCTTGTCGGGATAATTCACTTAATATTAAGGATTTTATTGGTGTACCCTGTTATGCTGGCCTCGATTTGGCAAGTAAAATTGATATTTGTTCTTTGGTTTTACTCTTTGAATTTGTGAAAGGATTTGCCGTATTTAGTAAGCATTATCTATGCGGAGAGACAATAAAAAATTCTAAGCAGCAACAGCGCAGACTATATGAATTATGGGTTAAGCAGGGCTATATTATCCAGACGCCCGGTGAAAGGACAGATCAAAAATTTATCGAGGATGATTTAAAATTAATAAATGAAGACCATCCGATAATGCAGCTTGCATTCGATCCAAGGGAAGCGGGTTATATTATCAGTAATGTCATGGAATGGACCAAAGAGGACACCTGTATCGAGATAAATCAAGGCCCTGCGTTAATGAGTGAACCTATGAAGGAGCTTGAAGCCAGAATAGCAGCAAAACAGATATGGCACGATGGAGATCCGGTCCTGGGTTGGATGATTTCTAACGTCATTCTGAAGGAAAGCCGTGGTGGGCCGGTAAAATATTACTATCCAACGAAAAGCAATGTTGAAAATAAGATCGACGGTGCAGTCGCGCTCGTGATGGCCATAGGTCGCGCTATGCTCAAGGGCGGGCCAGTTAAATCAGCGTATGATGGATTAAGTGAAGCCCAAATAAAAGAACGCATGCAATTATGAAAGGAGGTTTGAAATGAGAGAAATAAAATTTAGAGCATGGATAAAAAATAAAATGAAACAATGGGATTTAGAATTTTTTAGCGACATGAGTCCTGTCACAGGTTATGGCTCTGAATTCCCAGATAAAGATGATCCAGAAATTATCCTGATGCAATTTACTGGATTAAAAGACAAAAACGGGAAAGATGTTTGGGAAGGAGATTTAATAAAATATTATAATGATATACTCATTGTTGAATATGATGAAAGCACAGCCTCTTTCCAAATGGGATTCAGTTCTTTTGTCTTAGATCAGGAAGTTTGTTCCTATGATGACATCGAAGTTATCGGAAATATTTATGAGAATCCTGAATTAATAAAGCGAAAGCCTAAAAGGAGGACCCCATGAATAATGAAGGTGGTTATCCAATTCCAGACAATATAGCTATTTGGCTGTTACGTTTAAGATTAATTCAAATACTGGCCTGTAGAGTTGGGGCCGATAAACTTTATTATTTTAATAATACTGGATTTCATTTCATAACGAAAGGAGAATAACACAATGGCAAAACGAGGCAGACCAAAGCAAGTTAAAGAAGTAAAGGCAGTTGAACCCGTAAAAGAGCTTGAAAAACAGGACGAAACACCGGAAATAGTAAAGGAACCCGAAGTTAAAGACAATTCCGGCCTTGAAGATCGACCGTATTTCTCTGTTGACGAAGCGGCACGGTTTTTAGGGGTTGATGACAAGTGCGCCAGGCTGTGGTTCGACCATGGCCACCTAGCAGGCATAGACGACCGAGGCTTTATCAGGGTGTCCAGGGAGTCTATATTGAGGGTTAAGGTCAGCCATCTTATTGTCGGGCCTGTGTTATAAAAGGAGAAAGCAACCCATGGTAGAGAACAAACCAAAAACAATAACAATCGATGATCACAATGATCTTTCAGACCTTCCAGATAAAAAACTTTTGCGGGTCAGTGAGGCCGCTCAATACTTCGGAGTACATGAACGCACGATTCGCCTCTGGATCGATCATGGCAAATTGATAGCCGAAAAACCTGCCGGCATTATTTTCATTTCAAGAGAATCTATTCTTAAATTTCGTCTTTTAGGTCAAAAATGGTTATAAAACAGGGTTGGGTAGTCATTCCGTAGAAAAAAAACCGACAAAAATGTAATAATTTTGATAATTAGGGTATAGAGTTTTACTTTTTCTCCTGCCATAATATTACATATCATCAATTTTCACCTTAAAAACATATAACTTTAACAGGTGGAGTCTTTATGTGAACCTACTCACTAAAATCAATATTCTTGCTTGGTACACTGGTCAAAAAATCAAGCACGGGACTAAAAAGATTTTTAATCTCAGTCTCAACGACCCTAAAGCATGGGATCGTTCGCTTTGGAATCTCCGAGGTTCCCAATCTCAATCCGGTGAAACTGTTACAGAAGAAACCGCCCTTACTTATTCCGCCGTTTATAATGCCCTTTCCTTAATATCCGGGACGGTGGGTTCACTTCCTCTCCATTTAATGCAACAAACCGGCAAAACCAAGCAAGTATTTGATAAAAACCCCCTCTACAATGTAATACACACCAAGTGGAATCCGTATGTAACTGCCATGGCAGGCCGTGAGACTTTTATGGCTCATATTCTGGCGTGGGGCAATGGTTATGCTGAAAAGGTCTTTAATGGCTATGGTGATATTGTGGAGTTATGGCCTATTGCACCGAATAGGGTGACGGCTGTTGATATCCGGGATGGGAAGCTGGTTTATGATATCAGGGTGGGAAATGAGACGAAAACACTCCCCAGAGAGCAGATTTTGCACGTTCCAGGGCTCGGATTTGATGGTTTTGTTGGATATTCGGTTATCGCAATGGCCCGGAAGTCGATTGGCCTGGGCATGGCATTGGAGACATTCGGGGAATTGTACTTCGGACAGGGTACGCACCCTGGGGTTATTGTTTCACATCCGGGCCAATTGAATGCAAACGCCCACAAGAACCTGAAAAAATCATTAACAGAGAGCTACAGCGGATTGGGAAAGTCTCACCGGTTGATGTTGCTGGAAGATGGTATGACGCTTGACAAAATCGGCATCCCGCCCACCGATTCGCAATTCATTGAAAGCCGGACGTTCAATATCACAGATATAGCGAGATGGTATAATTTGCCCGTTCATAAATTGAAAGAAATGACTAAATCTTCTTTCAATAATATTGAATCTGAGCAGATGTCTTTTGTCATGGATTCAATTTTGCCGTGGCTGGTTCGGCTCGAACAGAATTATGTCATGCAATTACTATCACCCGCAGAACAAAAGCAAAACCTCTATTTTAAGCATATTGTTGAGGGCCTTTTGAGGGCAAATAGTAAAGATAGGGCTCTGTTTTATAAATTAATGATTGGATCGGGTATTATGACGCCGAATGAGGTCAGGTCAAAAGAAGATTTGAACCCCAGCGAAGACCCGATGGCCGATGAACTTTGGATGCCGACAGGGTTGATCCCGGTTAGCAAGTTCGATGAATATCTCGCTAAGAATACTGGCAAGCAACCACAGCCAAAGCAAATAGAACAGAAAACAGGAAATGAAGGAGTAAAATCGAAGTTGAAATTGTTACCACATCGCATTTTAGATCGAAAAAAAGAAAACGTAGATTGGGAAAAACTCTATAAGGAAGGGAATGCTCATTGGGCTGATGATATGCAGCCGTCGAAATTTGCTCAAGATTTCGCACAAGAACTTATTGATAAAGGCAAAAAATCTGTTCTTGAGATTGGTTGCGGCGGAGGCCGCGATTCCATTCTTTTTGCATTGGCCGGCCTTACTGTTACTGCAATAGACTTTGTCCCTGAAGCGATAGAGATAGCAAAAGAGAATGCTGAAAATGCAGGGGTTAAAGTAGCTTTTCAGGTAGGAAATGCTGAGAATCTACAGTTTGATGATAAAAATTTTGATGCTGTTTTTACTTTAAGTGTTCTCCATTCGACTAATATGGGGAAAAGCATCCCAGAAATACGCCGTGTTTTAAAAAAGAATGGATTGTCATTTATTTACATTTATTCAAATGTTGAAAAAATAGACGGAACAAAACAGGAGTTCATTAATGTAAATGAATATATCGATCTTCTCAAAGAGCATAATTTTAAGGTGTTGGACATATATACTACGGTCGAAGATGAGTTCGATGAAGCAGGCGAAAAGCATTTGATAATTGTATCGGAGGTCCAGAAATGGAAAAACCAACCTGGCGAAAAAGCTTTGGTCGATATTTCTGCATCGCGAAAGAATGCAAACAGTGGACTCCTAAGGGCTGCAAACTGAGAAAAGTCGGCCTTACTTGTGACAATGGGGAATGTCAATTCAATGTCAGTCCACTTCCCGGTGTTTATCAATGTGGATGCATGGATGTGCATTTGGATGCAAATGGGAAATGCTTAGGGTTTAAAAAAAAGTAGAAATTAATAATCAGGATAGGGAGCTTGATATTATGGATAAACGAGTTGAAAAACCCACAATAATATTTAATAGAAAAACGGAAATTGTAGGAATTGATTGTATTAATGGCTTGATAGCTACTGGAAAAGTATTTAATCCACGATTTTTTGAAGATGCGGGGCTATATGATATTGATATCCCTGAATATGAGATGGAAGGAAAAGCTGTTTGTACTTCGTGTGATAATGAGTTGAGGTTTGAAGTATTAGAATTGAAACGTAAGATTAGCTGACAAATAAAAATCAGGGCATCTCTTAACTGACGGGTTAAGGGATCAAAAGAAATCAAGGGGCAAGTATAGGGCCTATACCGGGAGTAATCCCGCCTGTACTTCGCCCCTTTTTCTTTGCCCTGAAATCAAGGAGGAAAATCAAATGAGAATCCAACGAAGTCCATTTAAGCCACGGGCCAAATCTGGATATAAGATTGAAAACAAGGCCACTGAAGAGTCTACGGTCTATATCTATGATGAGATTTCGTGGTTTGGCATAAGTGCTGAACAATTTGTTAAGGATTTGAACGCTCTTAAATCAAAGATCATCAATATCAGAATCAATTCGCCCGGTGGGTCTGTCTTTGATGGAACGGCGGTATTCAATGCAATTAAGCAACACAAGTCAAAGACAATTACCCATATTGATGGACTCGCCGCCTCGATCTCTTCTGTGATTGCTCTCGCCTCAGATGAAGTTCGTATGGCCGAGAATGCTTTTCTGATGATCCATGACCCCTGGTCTATCGTTATCGGAAATGCCGACACCATGCGGGAAGAGGCTGATCTTTTGGACAAGGTAGGTGGGACCATTGCCAAGACGTACATGGATAAAACCGGGAAAGACGAAGATGAAATCAAAGATCTTATGACCGCCGAAACATGGATGACCGCCGAGGAAGCCCTGGAAATGGGTTTTATCGACGTAATTGAAGAAAGTGAAAAAAACGAGAAGGCGAAAGCCACTTTTTTTGATCTGTCTGTTTTTGCCAATGTACCTGATCAGCTCAAAGGTGAAAAACAGACACCGACTGCCCGTGATTTGGAACGTATCCTACGGGACGCAGGATATACCCAGAAACAGGCCAAAGCGATAGTTGCGGATGGTTTGCCAGATGATCTCCGGGACGGAGACCAGATTGACGACCTGACGCCGGGAAAGGAAAAGATTCAGCGGGACGTTGGATCTGCTACTCAGCGGGACGTTGAGGAGCCGAAACCGAAGAAGAAGGATCGAACAGCGGAACTATTAACCAAGGGCGAAATGTTAGCCCCAACACATTATCTAAATTGAAGGAGGTATTTAAGATGAAGACAGTTACCCAATATAAGGAAGACATTCGGGTTTTGATGGCAAAATCCGCGAGCATTGATGCTCAGTGTGTCAATGAAAACCGCGATCTCACGAAAGAGGAACTTATTTACAAAAATGAGATCATGGACACAGTAAAAGAATATCAGGACATTATTAAAACAATGGAAAGGCAGGAGCGCATTGCAGCCGAGTTAGAACGACCGGGAACCCCGCAAACGCAACCGAAAAATGAGAACAAGGGCAGCGGGATTAAGATACGGGATAAGGACAAGTTCGGTTCTCTTGGCGAACAAGTGGCCGCTGTTATTCAGGCAAGCGTCAAGGGTGGAAGGGTAGACCCAAGACTTTTGAATATACGAAATGCGGCAACGGGCCTTGGTGAAACGGTCCCCAGTGATGGGGCTTTCATGATCCAAAGCGATTTCTCAAATGAACTGCTTGATGGTGCGGTGCAGATTTCTCAACTTGCACAACGATGCAGAACCATTGAGATCTCAAGCAATTCAAATTCGATCAAGCTGAACGGTGTTGATGAAAGCTCGCGCGTATCTAATCTATGGGGTGGAATCCAGGTTTACATGGTTGATGAGGGCGGAACCATAACGGCATCGAAGCCGAAATTCAGGCGAATTGAGTTGAACCTCCATAAGATGGCTGGCATTTGCTACCTGACTGAGGAGCTTATGTCTGACATGGTGGCCCTTGAAGGCTGGGTCCGTCAGGGATTTGAATCAGCCTTTGCGTTCAAAATGGATGACCAGATTTTTCAGGGTACTGGCGCCGGTGAATGTCTTGGCATTATGAATGGCGGTGGCCTCGTAAGTGTTGATAAAGAGGACGGCCAGGGTGCAACGGTTATCGCGGAAAATGTTATAAATATGTATTCCCGCATATTTGCTGAAAGCAGGTCTAATGCTGTATGGCTTATCAATCAGAATGTCGAGCCTCAGTTGTTTACGATGAGTATTTCAGTGGGTACTGGTGGTGTTCCGGTTTATATGCCAGCCGGTGGGCTTTCTGGACAGCCTTATGGAACTTTATTCGGACGCCCAGTCGTTCCAATTCAGCAATGCGCTACAATGGGTACAACCGGAGATATCGTTTTGGCGGATTTGTCTAATGGGTATATTCTGGCAAGGAAAGGCGGGATGAGGCAGGACGTTTCTATTCATGTCGAATTCCTGACGGACCAGCAAATCCTGCGTTTTATTACCAGAATGGATGGACAGCCTGTGAGGGCAACGCCATTAACGCCTTTTAAAGGTGGTTCTGATTATACACAGGGTCATTTTATTGCATTGGAAAGCAGATAACAATTAATATCCGGGGGTTACTCCCCGGAATAAAATTAGGAGGTTTTATCATGGGAAAAGGATTTTGTATACCAGAAGAAGGGCATTTTGTGCAACTGCTTGATCATGCCCACGAGTTAAACGGAGCCGATCATCATCTGCCTGTTGTAAATATGCAGTACTGGAATCATGTGGATTTTTTCGTCTTGTTTGGGACAGATCCGCTGGCCGCTGCGGTCATTACCGTTGAATCATGCAGCAATTGGACAGCACTCGCCGGGGCTCCGACTACGGCAACGAAGATCCCATTCAGTTATTACCCAATGGGAACTCTTGCCCTTCCGACTGACCAAACCATTGACGGGAACGATATCGTTGGTCCTCGGACGGCTGTTACTGTAGCTGCTACTGGGCTTATCCCTGTAGCCGGTGTAACCAATATCGTTTACATAATTTCCCTTGAAGCTGATCAGTTGATTTCAGGGCATATTGGCTTCCGACTCGATATTAAAAATGCCGGGGCTGGATGTCTGACCACATTTTTTGCTATTTGCAGTGGTGGGCGTTATCAGGGTGCGGTTCAGGAGTCCGTAAAGAAAGCATAATGGATATAACTAACAACTAACCGGGGCGGCCTGAAATATGGCCGCCCAAAACAATTAAAAATAGGAGGCTGACAAATGGCAAACTATGCACCGAGTACAAGAGCAAGAATCGCGGACCTTATTTTAGGTATGCGAGTTGATACATCCGTTGTGGATGTGTCCGATTTGGTACATCTACATCAAGCACAAGTCGAGGATTTCAATGTTCACGGGACAATTCTTTTGAAGCATTTGTTCATGGAAGTAACGGTATTATTGGGAGCGGCTTTAACATTATTCCAATATAATTATTCATGTCTTTTACATACAGGTGGGGCGATAGCAGCAACACCGCTGGGACTGGTAAGTTTATCCATTGCAAACATGACAGAAGGCACAAGAGTAATCTGGGGAGGTGGTGCTGTAGCCGGGTCAAATCATCAGATTACGGGCAGCGCAGGCGTGTCAGATGTGGCGGTTGGTCTTGGTGATCCGATAGTCGTTGGATATAGAGATGCCGATTCAACCATCGGTCATTTAACCACAACCGCCGATATGTTGACGGGCAGTGTTTTTCATTCGCTGTTCTATGTTCCAATGTCTGCTGGTGCTTATGTAGAAGCAGCATATTAACGGGAGGTGACATCATGGCAGAAAAACTTGTCACCACAATTCAACGGTTTCAAGGTTTAGCAACAGATACCTTTCCCACGGCTCCACCGGAAGGTTCAACGTACCATTGTATTGATACCGGAGAACAATATATCTTTTATGATGGTATGTGGGAACCGGATTTAAGATTAATCTATGCCCTTGAAACGGCAATTTAAAATTATGAGTTAACATAGGAGGTATAAAATTATGTATGCAAGAGTTGGAGCTATAACAGCAGCAGAAGGAACAAAAAATCCACTGGTATCTGATGCAGATGGTTCTCTCATTGTGTCAGGAGGCGGTGGAGATTATCGAAATCAAACCCTTCGCGGGAATGAATATTTTGCCTATTGTGAGGATCAGAATGTTGCTCTTTTCGATGCAACAGCAGCAGTCGGGCTGATTGTGCATAATCCCGCATTGAGCGGATATAATCTGGTATGGCATCTCTGGTCCGCTCAGGTTCATACCATATCAGCGGCTTTGACAGGTATGGTGCTGGCGGTTGGCACACAACTAACTGTACCAGGTGGTCTCACAGCAGCGACATTAACGGGGAGAACACTTTTAACGGCAAGTACAGGTCTAACCGTAGGCGTAGCGAGAGCTTATTCTGTAGCTACAATACTGGCTCCTGTAGCTGTTTGGCCGTTATTTGTAAATGCAGCGACCATCGATACGGAAGGTTCTGAACTCATGGCTGGTGATCTGAAGGGTGCTTTTGCGTCTGCCCCAGGAACCGCAACAGTCATAGGAGCGATAGGCGCAGCCGGTGTATCTGTAAGTCTTGGGATATCCTGGGAAGAAGTGCCTATATAACAAGAAAAAAGTCTGACTAATTTGTTCTAAAGGGCGGCGGTCTGACCGTTCGCCCTTTTTTACTACCAAGTGGGATAGAGTTTCTAAAGGAGTGATATGAAAAAATTAATTGCAATATTAATCATCTTTTTTACTGCAACCACAGGATGGGCAGCCGCCACCAAAATGTATGGCCGCGTAAATTTAATAGGCAGTACGAAATCCGTTGACAACATTCCTTATGCCGACTTGGTAGATGGGGATTTGTGTTTGGTCATTACCGACGCAAAGGTCTTTTATCTGTATCGGTTTGAAAGTTCGAGTTCGGCTGAAGAAAATTCTCCGCTCGTAATCACTCCTGATGACGAAGCCGGAGCGGGCCGGTGGGAAATCGTGTCAGACCTTCCAACAGCTAACACCATCGGAACAGCTTATATTTATCGTGCAGGTGGAACTGATGTTCCCGATGGAGATGTTGTGGATACCCTTACTATTACAAATATCTCTCAGGTACAGGATATTAGCGCTTCAGCATCAGAGATAAATACACCATTAGATGGCGCATTAGTCACTCTGACTGAATTCAGAGAACTTGAGACTATTGGAGAGACTACCATTTCAGCCAACCAGTGGGCTCTATTAGGGGGGGTTGCTGAGACATTGGGATTTGCAGAATTGAATTTGCTTGATGGTGAAACCGACCTGGCGAGTCAGGCTGAGCTTAATGCTGTTGCCGCGTTGGTAGATTCAGACGATGAGATCATAGCCATTATCAATGCCTCACCAGGTACACAGATTGGCGTTCCGGCAGGTGGTTCAGGAGCCGGAACCTTTACCGATGGTGGAATTTTAATCGGGGCAACCGCGGGCGCTTTTGAAGCAACGGCTGTTGGCGCTGCCGGAGAAGTACTGATTGGAGCCGCGGCTGCAAATCCTGTCTGGTTGGCTGCTGGAACTGCTACATACCAGCTAACCGCTAATGGTGCGGCTGCTCCTACATGGAATAAGCCGAGGGAATTCAGTACATTACCCTTTACAAACGCCGCGTCACAGACAGCATTTTCAGAAGCCAACATGCTTGCCAATTCAGCAATAAACAATCAAGGGGCTGGTGAGGAAACCGATATCATTCTTGTTGCCGTAAGTTACCCCATCAAGTTTGCGGTCGAAACATCGGAAGCTTTCCAAATCGAACTTTGTCCTCCTGCTGGAGAAATTTTTACACACGACGGAACACCCTTGGATGCTAACGATTGCATACTTTCATCGGCAACTGTTGGATCTGCCTTTATGGTTAAGCGTATGCAAATAGCAGACGCAAGCTGGCAGTATTTCACCTATACGGTTCAAGGTGTTAATACAGATGCAGGACCGGAGGATTAATGAAAAAATTAATCTTAGTTATTGGCTTGATATTGATTTTAGGATTATGTGGCCAGGCGTGGGCTACCAATTATTATATTGATACCGACTCCGCTGGGGGCGATGGGACGACTACTGAGTTGACAGGAGCACAGGCCGCTTTCGCAACCATAGCGGCGGCTCAAGCGGCACTTACAGGTGACCAGTCTGATAATTTCCTTTTGTTCAATCGAGGTGATACCTGGCGAGAGCAGTTCACGGTTGGAGCGAATGGAACCTCAGGGCATCAATTTACTATCGGAGCTTATGGAGAAGGTGCCGCCCCTATCATCAATGCAGCTGATACTCTGACTACATGGAGTGCAAGCGGTTCATCTGCGAGTTCTGGTTCGGAAGAAATTGATGACGACTTTGATGATGGATGTGATGGCTGGACAGTAAATGGAGACGCACTTTGTCAAAATAGTCGAGTAGAAATTACTGTTGCGGGGGCTGCTGACAGAATAACTAAAGTTTTAACTGAGAGAACGGAATATTGGTCGTCAACAGATTTTTATTTAGTATCTGGGTATACATGGGGGGTAGGACAGTATATTGAGAGTATAATTGGAATATGGGATGCTTCTATTGGACTTGGTTCTGTCGTTGATGTGAAAGAATCTGGAGGAACCTTATACTTTCAATCGAGATATAATAATGATGCTGGTGCCCAAACCTCATTGTCATCTGTTTCGGTTAGTGCTGATACAGCCTACAATATTGTCGTTCATTATAAAGCTGCAACAACTGTGGATACAAACGATGGTATTGTTCAAGCATGGGCAAACGATGTCGAAATTATCAACCTGACAAATGTGGATAACAATACAATAAAAGTAGACCTAATAAAACTCGGCAGTACCTTTACGGATATTACATCAGCTACTATATATATAGATAATGCAAAAGTTGGAACGACGGGAAATGGCCCAAATGGTGGCGCAGGATATGAGAAAGCAGGTATTACCACAGAACCCATTGGTGTGGTTTATGACGGCACAGTTTTAACCGCAAATGATGGGGCAACAATAGGTGTGGCCCTCAATGAATGGGATTGGGCTGGTGATGTATTATATGTCAATGTTGGGGAAGACCCTGATATTGGAGTGCTCGAAGCGGGACAAAGAAATTCCTGTATTGTTATTGCCACAAAAGATTACGTTACAGTTGATGGGATTACAGTCAAATATTCCAATTCTGGTAGTGACGGTTCTGTTCATATTGAAGGCGCGTGCAATGATGTAATTATTAATGATGTCACAGCAGTTGGACTTGGGACGGGCAAGGGAATATCTTTTGACGATGTAGCCGCTGCCGATCCAACTGATTGCTATGTGAGGAGTTGTACGATAAGCGGTTATTATGATGGGATACGACTATATGATGGTCAGAGCATTACTATTGGTGGGGCAGCAGGTTATGCGAATACTGTTTCTGGCAACTACAGAGGAATGCGAATCACAGATGGTGGTGATGGAACTGAAAATGTCATTTCCTATAATATCTGTCATACAAATTCGCCAGCCGAGGGAATCACGGTTATAGATACTTCCTATGTTATAGTGGCGCACAATATAACCCACAGTAATGGTGGTTGTGGTATTCTGAGCCAGGCTAATAATGTTATTATTGAATATAACAAAGTATATAATAATGGGATAAACCCTGATGCGCCTCAGAGTGATAGCGGAATCAGCGTCTATGATGGTGCAGATAATAATTCACAAGGACAGAATAATATAGTTAGATTCAATCTTGTGTATGACACACAGACAAAAAGAACCGAAGAACCTATGCAGGATGGTAATGGTATTATATTGGATTATGGTGGAGGAAATGAGGTCTATGGAAATATTTGCTATGGAAATGATGGTTCTGGGTTAAGAGTCCTGAATGAAGGTGGAAACGTACTTTATAGCAACACACTATATAATAATGGGCAGAATCGAAGCGCTAACCATACTGCTGACCATTTGGCTGAGATTGATATGGTTGGAGATGGGAGTGATACAGGCAATATATTCAAAAATAATATAGTTTATGCTACTCAATTTTATTGTGTTGCGGCTGATCCAGGTCCCGCTGCCACGTTTGATTCTAATATTTACTATAAAGCCGCCGGTGATTTATTTTTATTAGATGCAACCGGTTATGATACGTCAGAATTTGGTGATTGGAAAACTGCAATTTCTGGGGATGCTAATTCTTCGATATCCGACCCCCTCTTCACCAACGCCGCAGGAGGTGACTTCACACTCCAAGCTGGTTCGCCTTGTTGTAAAGCTGGCACATATATAGAAGATATTTCTCTTGAAGATGAATCAGGAGCTACTGAGATGCGTGGCAGCTTTGTAGATGGACAGGCCTGGTTTCATGATGCTGGGGGGCTGGTAGCTGCTTACGCAGGCACCGGCAACCGACTCATAGTTGACGATGGAACTGGTGTCCAGGCAGTTGGCTATATCGGTGAAGCAGGGACGGGAGAGGTATTAGGTGCTAACCTGTTCGACCAGGACGGTGGGTCTGGCGGTACAGGGGACAAGGGAGGATTTACACTTGCTGATTTAAGACTTGCTGAACTGTCTTCTGGAAGTCTGACTGTAGGCACAATGTATGAAATTAGTGCTCAGGACGGAGAGAACTTCACGCTTGACGGTGCGCCAGATAATGATGTCGGCACTACGTTCATAGCTACGGGGACTAATGTAACCCTGGATGCTGATGATAAGGTGTATCCTGTTGACATCTACTGGCTTCCCTACGGTGCAAACACGATAGAGATTGATGACGGAGCGTTGCATACTACTTGGGTGGATACTGCGGAGGGGGCAAGTAACGTTTTAAGGGGCTCAAGGGATTTAAGTATCGATCCGACCATAACAAAAATGTATAAACTAATCGGAGAGGCTAAAGTTGGTGCAGGCGATTCGGTTGTTATTGAAATAAGACATGCATCACCATTATGGGGAACATCAGATAGTGTTACGATTACTTCTACGGAATTCCTTGCTTTTGAATTATATTTTACATATTCCAAGGCTACAGATACCATTAGATTTGATAATATGGCCGCAGGCGAAGAAATCTGGTTAGACAACCTCAAACTCTATGAAGTCACCGAACCAAACGCAAACGCTGTGCACATATACAAGGAAGCTGCCCTAACAAACGAAGGATGGCCTTCCATAGATGCAGGTATAAACTATAACGCCGGAGCAAGTTGGGACTTTGATGTCTATCCCAAAGCTGGTGCATATACAACAAAGCCAAGTTGGGTATGTCCTGATATAACTGATTGTGATTATTGGATAGAAAATTATTTGACTATCGGAGTTTACCCATGTCCATTTGGTGCGGCGGGAATGTAAGGAGTAAATAGCCTTGAGTGATGATTTTGACTATAGAGATGACGCTGATTTTGAATTTGTAGATGACGCTGATTTTGAATTTGTAGATGACGGCGACGTTGCTTTCAGTACCGGAATTGACGCTCTTGTTCTAATAGAGAACGGTGTAGATGTAAACTTCAATGTTTTTGTGAGTCCCAGCGTTGACGCCCTGATCATTACAAAGAACGTCGTTAATGTCAATAAAGCGATAACATTTGAGGTTGGCATCGATGCCCTGGCAATCGCTGAGAATGTCGTTAATGTCAATAAAGCAATACGTTTCGATACAGGCATTGGCACCCTTGTTATAACTGAGGCCAATGCCACCGTCATGGCCCCAATATTGGTTGACACTGATGCTCTGACGATAACCGAGAATGCAGCCACTGTCGTAGTGCCGATATCGGCAGGCGCCGCCGATGCGTTGACCCTCACTGAATACGCAGCGACCGTCAATACAGAGATAAGTTTTGAAGCCGGTATTGATATGCTGGTCATCACTGAGAACAAGGCAAATGTAAATTATATAGATGTTCCAATAGGTGATACCGATTTTGAGTTTGTAAGTGACGACGATTTTGAGTTTGTAAGTGACGACGATTTTGTATGGACATCAGCAAAATTCGATGAGCTTATCATCACTGAATACGCAGCCACGATCCAGCATCCGGTATCTGCTGAAACCGATGCTATTGTTATTACAGAATACGCGGCTACGGCAAATAAAGCGATAACCTTCACGGTTGACGTTGATGCTCTTGTCGTTACCGAATATACGGCAGATATAAACTTCAATGTTTCTGTGAGTCCCGGTGTTGACGCCCTTGTCATTACTGAGAATGCAGCAACCGTAAATAAGGAAATAACCTTTGGGGCTGGTCTTGATGCGCTTGTCATCACTGAGAATGTCGTTAATGTCAATAAAGAGGTAAGTTTTGAAGCGGGTGTTGATACTCTGGTTATAACCGAGAACGTTGCCACCGTAAATAAGGAAATAACCTTTGGGGCTGGTCTTGATGCGCTTACCATAACCGAGAACATTGTCAACGTTGATAAAGCGATAAGTTTCACAGCGGACATTGATACTCTGGTTATAACCGAGAACGTTGCCACCGTAAATAAGGAAATAACCTTTGGGGCTGGTCTTGATGCGCTTGTCATCACTGAATATGTAACAGATATGAATTTTGATGTTGCGTTAAGTGCCGGGGTTGATGTCCTGATACTTGCTGAATTTGCGGCGAACCTTTCAGCCGGTGGTACAGGATTTATACCAGAACAACTTGGATTTAACTCAATGAACCAATTATTTTAATAGACGGAGGTATACAAAATGGCAAGAGGGGATTTAATAGTTTTCGAGGAATCGAAAAAGGAAATGATTATGGGTGGTTGGGAGGCTGCTGATGAAATATGGATAGGGCTCGTTACCGAGACGTGTTTGGTGGGTGACCCTGATCCGCACTATGCAGCCGGTGGGACAACCAACTACACTGCAATTGCAACAGCCGGGGAATATGCAGCGGGAGGATTACTACTTGACACGCTGACTGCTATGTTGGCAGAAGCCGCTGGTGTAGTGACGTTTGACGATACTGGCGCGTCTGTAACCTGGGCGCAAAATGCAGCCAGTCCACAGAACGCTGACCATGCTGTTATTTATCATAAAACGACTGGTCATTGTCTCGTTATGATTGACCTTGATGGCCCGATAGATATGAAAGCAGGCGACTTGACTATTACTTGGCATGGAAACGGGATCTTCACATTTGAGTAAAAAGATAAGGGGCTATCATGAGTGAGAAACTTCAAGGCGGCCTACTGGCTGGGACTGTTGCTTTTAGCATCCCGGTTATTTTGAGAAGCACAACCGATAATATCAGAGTGACCGGAAAGGCATTTGGAGATGTCACGGCCTCATATTGGCGGCAGGGCGGTATCCCAGTTGATATACCGGCGATCACGCTTGTGGCTGTCAATTCTGCCCATGCTGATGGCGGATTTAAGGAAGCAGACGACACAAAAGCGCCTGGCTTATATCGCTTTGATTTGCCTGATGCGGCAATAGCGGCCGGGGCCGATTGGGTAGTCATAACGATTACAGTCGCCGGGTGTTATAATTTTTTCCAGATGTTAAGTTTGTCTGCAAATATCATCGACCTGGGGGCCGGCGCCATATCATGGACATATACCCTGACCGATTCAGTGACCGGGGGTCCGATTGACGGGGCCGAGGTCTGGGTAACATCCGATTCGGCAGGGCTTTATGTCCTTGCATCAGGGATTACTGATTCGGCGGGCCAAATCACATTCATGCTGGATGCTGGCGATTACTATATTTGGGCAAAGAAGAGCGGGTACAATATGGATGCTTTGCCAGATTTGGAAACCGTTTCATAAGTGTAGAAACTATTATCTTGGCAAGATTTTTATCAACACAACGAAGCAATTTGGTTATTAAGGTATGATCAACTTTAGAGATAACACAAAGATTACTGATAGAATTATTCATGCTATCCCCGTCAATATGGTGGATGTGTTCATGTGGAAGAAGTTTTCTGCCTATTTCTTTTTCAATTATATATCTATGTTCGGCAGCATAATTAGCTCTGCCTTGCCCTTCCGCAATTTTTACCATACGATATCCTCTTTGTTCATAGGTATGGCCGATAGGTTTCCATGTGCCATTTGCCATCTTTGTTTTACGTTGGTTTTCTATATGTTCTGGTGTGAGTTTCTTACCAGCCTGACCTTTACTAATATTGTCATTGTGTTTTTGTGGTCTATTTGCATGATATTGGCGCATCTTTTTTATTGTCTCTGGAGATTTTGGCCGACCTTTCATGGCTTCCGATTGTTTGCGTCTTTGTTCAATAGATGGGACTTTCCCTTTTGCAGCTTCAGACAGTTTACGCCTTGTTTCTTCAGAAACCGGATGCCCCATTTTTCTTTTAGAAATAGCCTTACTTTGTTCTTCGGTAAGAGTCCAATGTTTTCCCATATTTTTGCTCCATTTAATTTTTGTTTATATTCTATATCATGTGAACTTAAAAAGCAAGTTAGAACTTTGGAGGTAGTTGTATAATGGCAGGCGCAGGAACAGCAACGGCGGTAAGTGGAGCGGCAAGTGGCGGGGGTCTGGTTGTAGCCCCGGCATTTGAACCTGTGAGCATTTCAGAATTGAAAATTCATCTCCGCTTAGACTCGGGGAGCTTTGCCGATAACATCGACGAAACACAAAGCAACCTATCAGACGAATACGCGACCGTGGCCGGATATGATCACCTGGGAGTCGGTGTTGATGTTCTGGGATATTCCGCAGTCGTAACTCTGGCCGCTGGTATGAATGCAGCAGGCGCGACACTGGACGTTAAAATCCAGGAAGCCGATACCAATACCGAGACCATAACGCTTGACGTCGCACCGGCGACCGATTGGGCCGCTGATGATATCATAACAGGTCAAACCAGCGGGAAAACCTGCGTAGTTGTGGCGAAAGTCACAGCCTTGACCTATACCGTAAAAGATCGATCCGGGACCTATACGCTCGGAGAAATAATCGGAGTAACGGGAACCGCTGCAAAATTAGCGGACCAGGGGGCGGCTAACCCTACTTTCGCAGGGGCAGTCTATACTGATTGGACCGGCGGGGGATTTATACAGGTCACAGACGCAACTGATCCGTCAACACAAGAGATCGCCTACACTGGCACGAAGCAATATATCAGGACGGTTGCTAAGGTGGTGGGTGATGTTTGTACTTTCGGGACCCAGGTTATTAGGCTAACCGCGACATCAGTTGAGGATGATCTATTAGAGGCAATTATCACAGCCAGCAGGGAGCACGTGGAAGATATTTGCCGTCGTGCACTGATTACCCAGACGTGGGATTTCTCTCTTGGTGGCTGGCCGAATAAAAATTACATCAAATTGCCATTCGGAAACCTTCAAACGGTTTCATCGGTAAAATACAAGGATTCTGACGGCGTTGAGACCACAATGACCGTCACGACCCAGTATCTGGTTGAAACAAACGGCGAGATGTGCGGGCGGATTGTTTTGCCGTATGGGGTATCATGGCCGTCATTTACCGCCTATCCGTCGAAACCGATCACGATACGGTATGTCTGCGGCTGGACGACACGGGCACTGGTACCCTACAAGATCAAGGCAGCCTTTTTGCTTATCGCGGCAGACCTTTATGTCAACAAGGAGGCCAAGATTATGAGCGGGCAGAATTATCAGGAGAATAAGACGGTGCAGCGGCTTTTAGCGAGTGCGAGGTTATGGGATGAGTTCTAAAAAGTACGGTTCTACATCGGAATGGGGAGTACCACTGAACTTGGACGTGACTAAATATGTGAGGGCAATGAAAAAGGAAGTGGAAAAAGACGCAATGGATCTTATCTGTGCCGGTGAAAGGGTTATCTCCAATCCCGACATTCCCGAAAACCTGAAGGCGATGGCAAGGCAGGAAATCGACAATCACGTAAATTTAATGAATGTGCTTGGATTGAAATGCAAATCGGAGACTTAAATAAAAGAATTGAGATCCAGGCGGCAACGAAAACGTCGGATGGGATGGGTGGATTCTCTGAGGTTTACAATACCATCGCGACGGTTTTTTGTGCCATATGGCCCCTGAGCGCCACGGAGACGGTTCAATCCATGCAGACTGATATGGTTGTAAGCCATAGGATACGAATGCGATACAGGAGCCTATTCCGGCCCTCCTGGCTTTTAAAATTTGGCAATCGCTACTTCAATATTGTGAGTGTGATAAATCCTTCAGAAAAAAACGAGTATTTAGACATTATGGCAAAGGAGTCGACGTAATGGCACATAAACCCTTGATCACAGGATATCACAAAGTAGCAAAAGAAATATGTGATGCACTCGGATTAAAGCATGTCCGAAAACTTGATATTCACATGGAAATGGGTTCAATGTTCACAATTGAGGCTGAAATGTTTATGGAGGTTGATGACGCAGTGCAGCTTCCGGCTATCTTTAAAAGATTTGAACTCGTTGAAAAGAAACCATCGGGGCTAAAGGAATCGACCTAATGCTAAATTTGAGCAAAGCGATCTGGGGTGAATTAAGCGGCAGCCTACTAAGTGCCCATATTGCTAATCGTATATATAAGGGGCAGGCACCGGAAGGCGCAGACTATCCCTATGCAGTTTTTTTAATTGTATCGAACGCGCCGGAGAAAACCTTTGCAGCCACAGAAGAGTTTGAAGACACCATCATACAGTTTTCATTGTTTTCAGCCCTTTCAGGTTCAACGGAAATTGAAAATATGTATGCAGACTTAATAACCCTTTATGATGAATCCACGTTTTCTATTGTCGGATCAACCCTTGTATGGATGTTCAGGGAAAACGCAACTTTGACAATTGAGAATCATACAACACCTCCACCGGCTAAGACTTTTAAAGTATGGGCGTACCATGTAGACTACAATGTTAGAACTATTTTAGATTAAGGGGAATGATTATGGGCGATTTAAAAACAGATGAGGTCTGTGATGGATGTGGAAAAACCATAGAGATATTGATTGCAGATTTTGAAGGTGCAATGAAAGATGATTTGCCCGTTTTATGCCCTGATTGCCAGGCCCTTACTGAAGAGGCAGAGGATGGCTTGTCTTACGTGATTTTTACATACAAGATTGTTCCAGTAGGGGGAACTGATTTTAATATTTTAGGTCTCGAAGGATGGGACTTAATCGCCGTATCTGATGGCATGGCATATTTCAAACAAACACACTCCCAGGAGGAACTATGAGGAATAAAAATATTATAGTAGTGCGGAACTTAAAAAGCATAAAGACAAAAAGATTAAGGCTAAGAAAGTGAACCCGCAGACCTTTCTACATAGTGGAGACATGGGGGATATTATTTATAGCCTGCCTACGATTAAGGAACTTGGTGGTGGTATATTATTTTTAGATCCCACATGGGATATACTTTCTTTCAATGAGGAAAAGGTGGCATTGCTGAAACCATTACTTGTGGCCCAACCGTACATTGACGACGTAATTATCCAGAATGAAATACACGCCACCCATAATCTTAATAAATTCAGGTTACGTAATCTTAACGTGTTCAATGATGTTGGCCATAATAATTTAGCATCATCGCATTTAGAGGCTTTCGGTTTGTCGGCAAATTTAATTAACGAACAGTGGTTAATTGCCGGTGGAAAAAAGGTTGCGAATATCATTTTCCATCGAAGTTCTCGATATCATAACGAAGATTTTCCCTGGAAGGATATAGTCCAGAAATTCCAAGATCAAGCGATATTCGTTGGATTAGAAGGAGAACATGAACAATTCGTCAAGTTGTTTGGCGACGTTCCATTTTATCAGGTTTGCGACTGCTTAGAGTTGGCAGAGATTATTAATGCCGCCGATCTTTTCATAGGAAATCAGAGTATGCCGTTTGCGATTTCCGAAGGATTACATAAAACAAATTGTCTGGAAATATGCCGAGAGAGCCCGAATTGCAATTTTAAACGTGACGGGCATAACATCGAGGCCATGAATTATGCACGAGCAAAGTAAAGCAGCAAAGCGGCGATTTTATGACGGGTCATTCCATGCGCGATTTTTTACAGGTGAAGGGATTGATATTGGGGGGAAGCCCGATCCCCTTGCTCGATATATCGGTCTTTTTGCAGGCATGAAATCGGTGAAGACCTGGGACATTAAAGATGGCGATGCTCAATTTCTCACTGGCATCAAGGATGAAAGCTATGATTTTCTAATGGCAAGTCACTCGCTTGAACACATGGTTGACGTGACGGAATCTTTGAGAAACTGGCTCAGAATAGTTAAGCCCGGAGGA